CGCGATGCCCTAAATCATCAGCAATTTTATTTTCTACTAATTTAAGTAAATCAATCTGCTTTGTCATTGTGCTGAACCAGTTCAGCGAATCGTTCATCTTCAGGTTTTTTGCGAGAAAGCGAAGCCATGCTAAGGGGGTAATCATAAAGCGCGCTAACCGATATCATTGAAGCATTAGCACTATCAGCGACAACGCCAGCGGTTACATCGATATCGTGAGAGGCATCAGCTGCGTTGTTTGATAGAATTACTCCAGATTTATAACCATTTAGCAATGCCTGTAAAACACTATCAGCTGTTGTTCCTTGCGCCGATGTTGCAAAATCTGCAATATCGCTTTCAACGATGTCGCCAAGACCATATTTTGTTTTCAATGTTGTAAGAGTACCAATACTTAAACGAGTAAGTGTCGCGGATGGAGTTTCATTTTTCCATAGAGCCGCAGCCTGATCGTAATACATGCTATCATCATCATTCAGGCCAGTGAATAATGTATCAAATCCCGCTAAAGATATACTTGAAGGATCAGAACCGTCAATACTACCAGTAGTGCCATTATATGTTAAAAATTGTCCGTCAGTTGGCGTAGAGATTATAGGATTTGTTACACTAGATGCTTCTAAATATTTCAATGAAAATGTTGATGAATCCCTTAATTGCTGAATTTGCAATACAACATTATTTAACGCTACCTCGATAGCAGTCTCTTTTAATCTTGTGATATCTGAAAATTCTGTAGTTTGATCATAGTCAACTTCTCTGCGGATGATAATATCACCAACGGCAGTAAGGGGGGCAACAGCAAATGTCACAGTTCCACCAACAAAACTTGAATTTATTGCTTTTGTAATACCTGATGTAATCGGTGTTTCAACGTCATTCAAGACAGAAAATACTTTGAAATCCCCCTCTTCGTAAACGAAAAAAGCAAAATTAAATATGGTTGTAACGCCATCAGCAGCGGCAACATTGAATCCGGGTGTGTCTGGAACGCCTGTCATTTTAATTTCTCCTTAAATTATTTATAACATTAAAACTTATATTAGTCACCTTCGGCAACACTATCAGGAAATCCGAACAACTTCATTGTACCTTGCTTTATATCACCAAAGTCAATATCTTCCATGCCTTCCATGATCTGTTCAGCTTGCGGGGTCATTAGACCAAATATAGAACCTAAACCCATTGCTGTATCAGCAAGATATTCGGTAGCCAGCTCAAAATCACCTTCACCAGCATTTACTAATGCGCTATATCCATCACCTATTGTATCATATACATTCGGCGCCCATTTCAATAAGCCGCCGTTTGGCGTTGACTTCCCGCGCGCTTTGCGAATACCAAAGTTAAGCAGGTCAGAAAACAAAGGAATAGCATTCAAAGAGCCGAGAACTAATGTTATAGCCTGATCCTCTTCATCAAATTCACCAAAGAGCAAGCCATTCGATAATGCACGATAAAATTGCGGTATCAACACATGATAAATTAAAAACCGTTTGCCAAACTCTTTCTTGCTGATCTCTTTTTTGAAAAAGAACTGTCTAAATGCGCGGATCTCACCCCTGAATTGGGCGAACGGTGCAGACTGAAACATCGATAATGTGCGGCCAACTGCTTCATCCATTTGCATCAACGACATTTGATCGACGTCCTTTGATTGCTGTGTTTTCCGTGAAGAATCTTCAAATGCACTCACCGCCTTCGCATGGTAACTTTGCTTTGTAGCCTTGCCAGCACTCACGTCAGCATCAAATTTCTTGCTTGCTTGTTCTAAAGACAGGCCACCAGTAACCATTTGTTCGATCGCAGAGTGACGATACACAGGCCACCCGCCCAGATATATCGCACCACGATCACCAAGCTTGGTGAATATCAATGTGTAATCGATCAGGTTTTCTTTTTTGTCCTGAATCTTTTTCAGCGTCAGATTATCAAAGGTTTTCCCCATGCGCGCGATGTCAGCTTCTTCGGAATACCCTCGATCAAGAAGGAACTCTGTGCCGCCTAAAATCTTGACAGCTTCCGAAGCGTTGAAGGCGAAGTGACGTGTGCCGTCAACAAGCGCGGCCGCAGGAATAAATTCACCGTATGCAAAATATGAAGACATCTGCGTTAAACCTATTTTTGCTTTTCCACCTAAGACAGAGGTAGCAAAGTTACGGTTCATATAGTTGAATATACGTTCAATTTCGTTAGCTTCACGCCCACCCTGTCCAGCAATTCGTTCAATAATTTTACTGACATTTTTTGCATAACTATCGCCGAATTTCTTATTGAGCTTGCGCCGCAAATTTGCATTTCCAAACACATCATTAAGCATCATTGTCTTTTCACGAAAGGCTATAAAATGCGCCATTTCAGCAGTATGAGAGGCAAATACCTGAATATCAGAACGTTTTGATAATGCAGAGGTGGCCTTCGCATCACGAAGTTTAAGAGCAGAACCACCAGCAAGTGAGCGACGAAAATTAGTCTCTCGTCCAAACTGATCCGTTGCCCCTTCTTCAAGGTCAACATCACGCGAGATCGGAGAATAAAAATCAGTCTTCGGAAGGTTAATCCCAAATACGCGGGAGTACACTTCATTTATTTCTTCATAGAAACCCTCGTAGATTTCAAGCTGTTTTTCAGCAAAATGAATATCTTCCGGCGTTAAAATATCAAAAATTCCGCGAAGCATTTGATCCGTGTAGGCGTTGCCGTTTTCATGTTGGATCGTTTTTTCTCTAAGTTTTTCATTCTGATATTCCATCCACAACTTTCTTGCTTGCGCCCTAGAATATTCAATATGAATTTCATCACCATTCATGTCTTTGAATACACCAATGTCAACAGGAACAGAGCTTTCATCGAGAACACGCATCACATCGCGGTTTTTTCCGCCAAACGCTTCTTTAGCAGCTCCGACCATGCGTTCATTCATAACTCGAACAATGCGTTTCTTATTAGAAATTTCCCCGCCGATCTCTAATTCATTAACAGTTTCAGCAGGTGCGATCCTATCAATATAATCGTTCCAGCTTTCAACAGCCCAAGCGACCTTTTCCCTTGCGGCCTTTCGAACACCGGCTCGGCGTTTTTGTGCCAACAGATTACCTTTAGGATCGATTTGTATATCAATGGCGGCTCTTATTTCTTTGGCTTCCTGGTGTCGGGAAGCCAATCTTTTTTCTGCTTCCTCAAGCCCGAACTTCTGGATGGCTTCAATACTATCAGCAACGCGCCCGATGAACTGTGCGCTAACTTCCTGCGGCGCTGCTTTCATTTGAAGGACTGCATTCGCCAAGGGGTCAGGAGCATCAGCTTTCAGAAATGTTTCAAGCATTTCAGAGGCAGGAGAGAAACCCTTTTCTTCATCAACTTTTCCAGATTTATTATAAAGCTCTTGCAAGTATTCAAGGCGTTCTTGTGTGGCGGCGTCAAACTTCCCTACGCGCTTTCCAGCTTGTGGCTTACGTTGCAATTTCTTTTTAGATAGAAGTTTTTTGATGCGCGCCTTTTGCACTCTAATTACTTTGTCTGTTAAAATTCGCTCAATACGACGTTCAAAATCAGGCGCGGCCTTACGAAGCTTTGCAGCGCTATCTATATTCTTAATCGCTTTGATAAATTTGGCACGATCAGCACCTTCAGGAAGATTTGTTTCTATTATTTCTATTGCAGCTTCCTGCGCAGCTTTTACATCTTTCTTAGCTAGTCGCACACCTTCTTTAAATGTTTGCTTGAATGATTTTACTGCGCGCGCATTTTCCTGTATTTCTTGATTTGCAATATCGCGTTGTTCGTTAAAGTCAAGGATTGCATTCCGCTGTTCAAGTTCTGCAATATTTAATTCACTGACAACATCAGCACCCAATGACTCGGCTTCGAGGGCATCCAGCAAGCCTTGCACATCGCTTTCAGATACACCTTCGCCACCTTCATCACGTAGAAAACCAGCTTCAACAGCCAGTTCACGCGCTTCATCTAGGGATAGCTTTCCGTTTTTATTGGCCACACCCTTCAAATCAGGGGCTTCTTTGCGTGTGAAACGTTGCGCTTCGAAGGTGTCAACCTTCAAGCCGCCTTGTTCTTTCAGAAATTGCGACAACGATTTTGGCCGCTTTGGCACAGCTAGAAAATTTGTTCCCTCTTGCGCTTCGATCTGTTCTATTTTCTTATCTGCATTTGCATCCCGCATTTCAGTCAATGCTTCAAACGTAGCACGATCAAGCTTTGAAATATCGATAGGTTTTCCAGTTGCAAATTGCTCTAAGTATGACAAAGCTTTTTTAGTTGACGCGGCATCAGCCTCCCCCTTCATCCCAGACACTTCCGTTTCGATTTCCGTCGCAACAATTCCTTCTAATACAGGGGATTGTTCAAGCACTTTTTCAAGGAAATTCTTAGCGAGATCCGCTGTAACAGCTCCATCAGTTTGTTTTTCTACACGCTTGGATAATACACCCATACTTAAAGATGTAGTTCCGCCACCAAGAGATCCAAGGAACGCAGAATAAGCAGCTTCTTCTAGCGCGCCCCTGACATCAACCTCACGAATGCCTGATGTTTGTGTAATAATGCTTTCAGCCCCAGATTGGAGGAATTCTTGCATAGCCTCTTCACCCATGCGCAAAATATGCTTGCGAACACCAGTAGAATTTTCAGCTATTTTAAAAAAGTAATTAACTCCTATAAATTCAAGCGCACCCTCGACATTTCCAGCAAGCAGAGCCTTTGCTCTGGCCTTTTCAACGCCAATGCCTGCGTCTCTAGCTTCAAGATAAACAGATGAATTTTGCAATTCAGAGAACACAGCCACAGAGGCTACAGGATTTTTTGTTACGACAGCCAGTCCGATCGACACGCCAATAGATGTTGTAACGCCACCAAAGTCATAAAGTATACGTTCAGCCAATACACTTTCTTCTTTGGTTGGTTTAGCAAAATGTTTTTCAATTATATTGTCAGCATTAATGCGGATCTTTCCGACTGATTCACGCAAAGTTTTTTCTTTTGCACGGAATTCCTCGATCTTTTTCACATCACCTTTTCTAATAGCTTTTTTTACTTTTGCCAGGACAATGTCTTCGGGTTTACGCGTAAGGAAGGCGATAGGGTTCATTCTGTCATTAGTATCACGTAATAAGGCGCGCGCTTCTTCATCCGTTAACTTTTCACCAGATAAAACTTTACGACGTAGTGCCTCCAAATCCTCTTCAAGCCCCTGTTTAATGGCGTCAGCAATCTTTAAACGTGCGCCAGCTTCACCAGTAGCACCAAGACTAACAAACGTAGCCGCTGCACCCTTAAACGGCAACGCAACCACATCAGCAGTTTTTTCAAATAATTTATTAAATCCAAAGAACTGTTCGACCTCGGATTCATTGTTATTCTGAATATGATCAGAAAATACAATTTCATTTTCTTGCATACCGACAGGAGCATCGATGACACGGTTTTCTTTTTCAAGATAATAGCTTTGTGTTTCCTGTGGCGTCTGAACGCTTTGCGCGCGTTGAAGATCAGCTTCACCGAACTGAACAGTTTCTCCAACCTTGACGTCCTCGAATGGCATTGCACGGTTCAAATCTTCTTGTGTGAAGTTCACTGTTTCGCCAAGTGGCGTTTCTTCTAAGCCCATTATTCAATCCTTACGCCTGATTTTCCATCCGGGTTCATGCGGAATTTAACGCCGTCAATTATTTTGATAACATTTTTGTTTGAAATAGATGCATCAGCCTTTGGGCGATTTGAGTGCGCACCTACAAAAATGCGATCACCGTCGATCGTAAATACCTGATTAGGTGGTTTATCCAATGACGCCGCGCCCGGAACTTCTTCAAATAAATGTTCTAGCAAAACTTCATCAGCGATTTTCTGCATGGCCTTAGTTACTTCTTTGTCTGATAAGCCAGCACTATCAATACCATCAAGACCAGTGGATTTCTCGCTGTAAGACATAAACATTCTGTTTCTAAAGGCTGGATTGTCTGTTACCCCACCAAAATATCGGAACGCCTTTTCATCATGCGTATATGATGCCGTATAAGACGGTTTTCCTATCCCTTCGCCGGCAGCCGTTAGATCTGACCCCAAAGACTTCATCATGGCTTTAGTTTCGCTAGGCGTGATTTCGCCGCTGCGTGATTTCTGCATGGTTTCCACCATCATATCCCCAATATCATCAAGCATTCCCTCTGATACTGTAACGCGCTTCTTACCGTCTTTATTACTTTTATTAAACATAAGCTCTTTCCTGACATACATATCAGCAATCGCATTAGGATCATATTCAGCTTTTTTCAAAGCCTTCACACCAGCAAGAAACTTTTCAGCTTCGGCCGCGTATTTATCACCGATTATATTTTTAAAATCAGCCTCACGAAGAGCTTGGATCTTTTTTTCGTGTGAAACATTCTCGTCATAAATTAACTTATTCAATTCATCTTCATTTGATTTAATAGTAAATACACTAATCGTATTTGCTATTTCAAGTTCCGCTTTTCGTGATTTTTCTTTATCTGCCAATGCTTGCGGAATCTTAGCGCGCGCGTTTGATAATATAGCCGAATCCACAAGTGAAGCATGTTTAAGAAAGTCTTCGCCACCACCATCAAGCGTTTGAACATAGTCAGTCAATTTATTCATGCGATTACCCCAACCCTCGGCATAACCAGCGTATTTATCAGGATTTGCAGCTACCAAACCAGCATATTTTTCTTGACGAAGAACGATCAATGAATATGGATTTCCGTTAGCTTCATCGATCATGCGCCACGTGTCTTTATCGTTACCATGATTTACAAGCGCATCATAAGCCACGGCCTGAAATTGTGAATCAAATTTATCAAGTCGTTTATCGTAATATTTTGTTTTCAGAATTTCGGCAGCACCTTCGGCCGTTAAATTGCGCACATCTACATTAGGATTTGCTATAGAATTTATACCATATTTTGCTATGCCACCGTCAGGTTCTTGCGCAATCTTTGCTCCACCTTCAATGTCCATCATAATAAAATCTGTCAAAGCATCGCGTCCACCTTGTCCATATTCGATAACGCGCCGCGCAGCCGTTGGGTTATCTTGCATTTGACGGAAAAGAAAGTCCTGCGCAGCGTTATCAATGCCGAACTCTGTCAGCTTCAATGTGTCTTGTGGACTAAGAATTTCTTTGCCTACTTCCATGGCGTAGTCCCCGATCGCCTTTTGATGATCGACAAAGCCTTTCCAATCTGGATTTGACAGCGCAAAGTTTGCATTCATATCATCAATCGCCTTTTCCGCGCCTGTGAATGTATTTTTAACGCGCTGTCCAGATTCGAAGTTGAATGATTTTTCAAAGGTAGCAGTTCGATCACGATCGGCCAATTGACGGAAATGATCAAGATTAAAATCTTTTCCATCGCCTAACAGGTTTACTTCCTCTTCAATTAAAGCAGATTGTTCGCGGTGGAATTGGTCAAAGCTGTCAGCAAAGCCGCCGGGATCGGCTTGTGCAGCATTTCTGCGCTCTTGATATTCAGGAATAATTTCACGTTTAAACTGATTGTAACGCTCTTGTGCGCGCAATTTACCATCAGCTTTTTTCTGAATGGCTAGATTATTCTCTTCTGTTTTTCTTTCTCTAGTTAAACTTGTAGCTTCCGCACCTGCACGGCGAGCATTTTGTTCTGCTTGCTGTGCATTAAGACTATGTTGTCGCGCGGCGACACCGCCACCGGCTGCGGAGGCCGCGCCGATGCTTTTTGCACCCGATCTATTAAGGAAAACTTTTTGTGTAAATTGTGGGATTCTTGCCATGATCTACCTCTTTGGCTTACTTGATGGTGTGGGTGTTCTACCAGTTTTAACTCTTCCAAAGTTTTCTTTACCAGAAAACGCACCGGCATCTGATGCGCCCTTAGCCGCACCGAGAACAGTCATAGCCGTTCCAAATATATCAGCTTTTTGAACTGGCTTTTGGCTTGCTTGACCTTCAAGGATGAAACCTTCAGCGCGAGCTTCTGCATTTTTAATTGCAGCTTGTGAGCTTTTTTCACCAAGATCAGTTGTTTCGTCTGTTACCAACAAAGGTGATCCATCTAGGGTTACGCCAGATTGAAGGAATGCGGCGATCTGTGATGATCTCACACGCTTTGCATCAAGTCGTGCTTGTCGCGCTGTCTCTGCACCCTCTTCACGAGATAAGCGAGCATTTTGTTCTGCCTGTGCCGTTGCGGCTGCATTTGATTTCTTTGTCTCCTTGGCAGCTTTACGCTGATCAACAAACCCTTTAACGGCCGCCATGGCTTGCATTGCAAACATTGCTACTTCTAAGCCCATTGATTAATCCTCCAAATATTTCGCAAACCGAATATAGTCGCGTTTCTTATCATCATAATAGCGCAAAACACCCTCATTTTGAAACCCTAACAATCTACACCATTTATGTTGCTGTGTGGCCTCTTTCAAATTCGCAGTTTCTACGCGGTGCAATCCCATATCTATCATCATATTTTCAAGTTGCGCTTTAACAACCCTTAAAACGGCAATGCTACTTCCTTGCGCATATTCTGAAACCATTGTCCAGCAATGCCCTGTATGATTTGTCGTCTGTAAAATACCGCCCACAACTAGGATGCGCCCATCTAAAGCAGCAGTAAAGCAAACCCCATGTTCGGCCATAGGGTTCGCCATGTCACTTGAAATTTCACCGTATCTTTCGACATCGCCATCGGATTGCTTAAATAAATCCATGTGAGCAGATTTATACGGTATCAAACTTATCATGGATCGTTTGTCTCCATTAGGGGTTGAAGATATTGAATATTTGAAGGTACAGGCTTATCATGCATCCAGTAAAGATGTTTTTCTTGCTCCCACCCATCAGGTATTTGAACTTCCAGAACTCCTGAAACTAAATGTGGTGGTCGTCCTGAAACTTCTCCAGGCTCTCGATATGGTGGATGTTCCAAATTATAAAGTGATGTTCCGAATTTTGTTCCAAGTGATGCACGAACGCGCACACCAAGTTTTGTTATTGCACGAGATTTTGTCATCGCACTTCCTATTTCTGCACCGCCATTTATATCTTCTGTTTTACCTATACCGATAAAGCCAAGTCCAGCAATCACATATCCAGCATCATCATCAAGAGTAACAGCTCCGTCAGTGACTACCGCGCCCTCTTGAACACCGCCATCAGCCAGTATTACCACGGTTTCGCCTTCTAAATGATTAAGGCCAGCCAAGCCTTTAGCCATATAATACCATTCGCCAATAGCCCAATTCGCAGTTTCTACGTAATACTTGATAGTCCCTGTTACTTCTGTAGTAGAATTAAAGTTGTCAATTTCAATTTGACCACCATCAGGTGATTGTATTCTACGCAGTTCGGTTGCCATTTGAGCCGTGAAGAATGGCGCACTGGCCGTCACAGTTACAGCATCGCCAACATCAAGATCACCTGTAATTGTTAGACCAACCGTCGCAGCATCTCGGCCGTCATATGTCAGGGCGGAATCACAATGCACAAGCGTTTTCTGAACGTTCCACAAGGCTGTCAACCATGCGCAGTCGTCAGTAACTTTGTTATATTCACCAGTGAAATAATCTTCAAAAATAGGAATTTCCTCCATATTCGGCACATATTCAATAGACCTTCTCGTTTGGCCGTTAATTGTGCGTGTGACCATTTGCCACAATTCATCATCTTCATCAGCATCGGGGATTGTCGCAATAGAACCCCACAGGCCATTAGTTTTGTGCAAATGCCATGCCACTACTTGTTGAGCAGGATCGAAAGTAAGGCCTGTAAGCTTACCGTCATTACGAACACCCCATATAATATTTGGTGTTCCAGCCGTGAAACTGAATTGTTTAAATTTTGATTTCCCGATATGGTCAGCTAATAAAGTTCTATCAGGTGATGTATAGCCGTCTTGAAGTGCGTTATATTCGAAGCTGCGCACGGTGCGGCCGTTCCTTTGTGGATACAGGATGTAAGAATCAAGCCGTATTGGCCGAACCTTTGATACACCGTTGAACGATGTTGGCTTCACGGAAATATTTGTAGGAGTGATTGCACTATTGTCACCGCCGCCAGTTATACGAAATTCAGCCCCAGAAGTTCCCACGCCAATATAATTTTCCGCGCCCAATATCCAGCGAATACGGTTTGCCTGATCTGCACGCAATTTATAGATAATCGCATCACCGTCAAGTGTGCCAGTAGTGAAATCATCAAGTTCGCCATCTTCACGAGTTTTAGAAAACCACATGCGGGTAGGATAAAAATCAGATGCGCCATAGATTAGACGCCCATCAAACAATGTCACGATTGATGGGTAAGAAAACGCTGTGAATTTTTCTGATATCCCTGCGCTTCCATATGCTGTGTTATCGGTGCTGTCATATTCTTCAAGTTCGAATGTAGTCCCGCTAACATTACGAACCGTGAAGCTCTTGTCGTTTACCTCGGTCATGCCAATAACACCAGAAATAAAAGCAATATCGCCATTACTATAGGTATTTACAGCAGAAACAACGGCAGGATTAGCTTGTGTTATGCCTGTTATGGCTATACTAGCGGCCTTTGTTGTCCCAAATGGATTTGATAAAATATCAAATGCAGCATTCGTCCACGCTGTATGTGACGTTCGTGTTAATTTTTGCGGGGCATAGTTAGAATGCACAAGATACATAGTATTTTCGGTTTGCGTGTAATCAAATTCAAACAGGTCAGCTTCCAATAATGGGCTTGCCACCTGTACTATTTCTGCAACGCTTCCGCCAGAGGTGTATGCTGAATAGGTTGTTGTATCCACGGCGATAGTTATGTTGTTAGGATCAATAACAGACGCTACAGCGAACTCTAGGCCATTTAATTTAGTCATTCCGCCGATGCCTGACAGATAAATCGGCTCACCGACAAGCAATCCATGGCCATTGATAGTTATTTGAGCCGCCGCCGCCTGTGTTATTGCTGTAATGGCTATCGGTGTAAAAGTATTTAATCCATGATCTTTATACATCCGAATGAACGAATCTGTAAATTCAAGAATGTAGGCTTGTTCAGTTTGGTATATAAATGGCACAAGGCGCGCCATATTATTGTCTTTGGTAGTCGCCACAAAAATAGAACCTTCACGAAGAGAAGCTTCGCCCTGCGCTGTCACCTTATAGTTTTGAAGGTAATCTAGAGCTTGGTCATAGAAATCTAAATCAGCCCGACCGCGAAGCTTGGGGCTGATATATCCGTAATTCATAGCTGTGAAATCAGGGGTAACTCTTGCCATTTATGTCACCACTCTTCCTTGATAATCCGTCCCATTTATAGAACGTCCTTCTTTTGCAGCCTTCCATTTTGATTTACGGATTTTGTATTGTGGCGGCGATTCTTGACCATCAACACCTTTGCTTTCTGTTAGCTTGTCTTTGTATGAGTTTTCCATTGTCTCAACCATTGAACGATTACCAGTCATATCGTAAGCGAGATAGACGGCTAGTTTCCGCGCCCATAACTGAATAAAGTTCGGAGTCATTTTACTAATATCTTCTTGGTCAAAGATATATCCTAACTCGATCGGCGCGCTCAAATTTGTATAAATAAAACCAGCCTTTACCTTGTAATCGGTTTCTGGAATTAATTCATCGCCAACCCAAGATAAGCGGATATAGTTCGTGGGTAAAAGATATTTATTTCCAAAACGGCCAGCAGTAGGAGCAGGTGATGCGGCTGGTAATGAAATCTCGGTTTCTGCAAAATTCCAAATATGATCTATAAGAACTTCACGACGCGCTTCGTCTATCCATTGTGCGGCTTTTTTGGCGAATTTACTGCCTTTATCTGGCGGCTCAATGTTCGTAACAGCGTCAACTTTAAGAAGGCCGGCTGTAAGATTTGCAAGTCCTGTATTTGTGGAAACGCGCGCCATGTTATACCTCTTAACGTTAATATTAAAGAAATAGGCCGACGTTCTGGTGAGTTCGTCGGCCTATCCTAAGCACCCAATTAAGCCGCAAGACCTTCTAGGATGGCAACCACATCGCCAGCAGCACTTCCAACCGTGATACCGGTTAAAATGATGTCATAGCGAGATTTTGCAGTTGTAGGAGTAAGACCAAGCAATTCAGCAATGCTTTTCAGCGCGCCGAGATCTGCAATGTCCACATTCTCCAAGCCGTCAATTACTCGTGATGCACTCGAAAGATCGATCGCATCAGCGAATAGATTGTCGTCAACTACTACGCCTGTTTCTGAATTTGCAACGCCGATATTGTAATCTGTACCAGCTGTAATCGCGTCACACATGACGGTCAAAGCAACAGGAACAAAAGAAGATGGTACATTTGCAAAAAGCAGATACGTTGAAGTGTCATCATCAGCAGCGAGAATCGCAGTCGCCCCTACTGATTTAACAACTTCATGCGCATTACTTCCAGGTTCGGTTTTTTCCCCTACGTTGGAAGCATCGTTAGTAAAATAATTTTGAACAGTCATTTTACTATTCCTTTCTTTTTAAAGTTATGGTGTGTGTGTTGTCTGAAATTCCTGAATCCGCACGCCTTCTTTACGCACAGCACCAAGCATCAACACGGCTTGCACCTGTTTAGCACGGTTCATATCAGGACGGATATCGACATACACTTCGGCGTCTTTAGCTAATCCAACCTCAATGCCACCACTTGCAAGTGCGATACATGAACGCACATTACCAGCAGAAACAGCTAGGATTGGATTTGCAATCTTGCCACCGAAATGAGTGAAATCAAGTCCAGCACCGTGAACAATCTTGCCTTTTTCGACAACAAGTTCACGAGTGAAATCACCAGACGTCAACTCATTTTCTTGCATAAAGTCAGTATGTTCTTCACCGGAAATCAAGAGGGACATATCTTCTTCGATTTCTGTCCCGATCTCGTAATCCATAAAGTTTTCACCTACTTCAAGCAATTTTTCGTATGTTGAACCAGCCGTTGCATCAACAGTTATAACGCCATCAGCGGCCGCAGTTACTGCGGTTGTCATGTCGCGTCCTGTATAAACAGTGGCCAGAGCAGCTTCAACCACCATGCGGTCAAACTGTCGGTACATTGCTTTTGCAACAGCAGCGGAATAGTTGCGTTCTGGATCTATTAGAACACCAACTTCATCTTTGTTGTCCAGATATATAGTACAGCGAAATTCTCGCATACGTAAACGGCGACGGCCATGCACAATATCTTGCCCTAGGGTCTTCTGGTGACGCGATGTAATTTCGATAGCTTCAAGGCTATCCATCGTTTCAACAGTTTTATCATGGGTAGACATTGGCGTGACTGTCACTTTGTCACGTAAGCGGGTTTTCATTTGCTGACCATTGGTATGCACTTGATCGGCAAACTGAATTGCCAGTGCGGTATCAACTTGATTTGTCATTTTGAAAGTCCTCATTGTTTGGTTAAATTTAAAACGGGTAGCTTTCGAAGCGTTATCCGATAATATCGGGCGCATTCTTGCCGTTTTGGTGGCCAGCCAGCATATTTACATGCTTCAATCTGGCCTACTAATGAGGTCTTCGGTTGTCAGATACATATATTCTAATCGTTTTTAAATGATTTGACAAGTCAATGAAAAAAGCCCCGCCGAATTAACGGCAGAACTTTCCAACTCAACACTAGGAAAAACTTATTTTCGTTTCGCTTCCGCGTCCGTTAATTCACCTATTTGTTTATACATTGCATTGACATTCTTCTTTGTTTCAGCATGATCTTTGTGCATTGCATCACGATATGCAGGTGATGCCATAGCAGTTTGCGCCTCCGACCGTATATCTGCAAGTGACTTCCCAGAAGATCCACCACTATCAGAAATATTCTCATCTGAAAGACCATAGGTTTTCTTCATGTGTTGTGTCACCAAACCCAAAGCCGCCGCAAATGCCGGTGTATTTTCATTGCCTATAGATGCTTGGATTTGCGCGCGCAGTTTAGCATCGGGAATAGCCGCTTGCATAAGTGCGCTAGCTTCTTTGGCTATAAGCTGTTTATCTTCGCCGAAAATCTCATCCATCTTAGTATTTAAGGCTTCATTTGCAGCGGTTTCGCTTGCTTGATGTTCCTCAAACATAGCTTCACGCAAAGCGTTTGCAGCTTCACCGGGAACATTATTCTTATGCAACAGATCAGCCCATTTGTCAGCGTGAGCTTGGTCATATGCTTCGTCTGGCATACCTTCTGGCTTTTCAAAGCCATATCCAGAAGCTTCCTTTGGAACACCAAGGGCTTCATTGAAGGCAGCGCGTTCTTCGGTGGTCGCATTCTCACCAGGAACGCCGACTTGTGGCTTACCAATCTTTGATTGCGCTTCCAATAGTGACTTTGCCATGTCTTGCACAGGATTTTCAGAATTTGCGTACTTTTCAAAGCCTGGGTTTTTGGCTAGGTCTTCACCAAGTAGAGAATTAAAGTCGACCTTGTTGGAATCGCCACCTTCGTTTTTGGATGCGTTGTCACCTTCACCGCCAGTTCCAGCATCTCCGCTTTCAAATACACCAGCTTTTCCGCCTGTGCCGTCAGTGGTTGCGCTTGCTGCGCCAGCATCACCAGCACCGCCGCCAGCTTCTTCCATACAGAACATAGGTTGAAATCCATTTAAAAATTGTAAGCTCATAATTATATTCCTTTTTTCTTAGGTTTAGATTTGCGTTTCGGTTCTTCTTCTGGATCAAAGAAACCAGATGGTTTTATCTCGCCGTATTCAACACGAGCAAGAACATCAGTGTTTATATGTTTTCTTATTGCCAAATAATTGTTCAACTCCATTGCTGAATAAAGTGTTGAATACGGATCAACTTTGCCAGAAGTCTCTGCTGATAAGATGACCTTACCAAACCCTGACCTTTCCATGATCCAAGCGAGAACGCGCATTCCGTGTTCAGTTTGAAAGGTTTTGCCAAAGTCTTCGCGCATCAAGGACAACTTAAGTTCCGCGAAATCTTTGGCTTTTTTATCATCTTCCTGACGTTTTTCATCGCGTTCGGAAGGTAGCATTGTTTTATTGTTCATTTTTCCACCAGAATATTATTTGTTAAATTGTACGGACAATCTTGTCAGAGAAATCTTCTCTTTTTACTCTTTTTCCTGTTAATTCAATCAAAACATTTAGATTTGGCGCACCTGCTTTTGTCCAGTGCGCATCATCATTGTTGTTTAATGATTTAAGAGCATCTACCAGAGTAAGCTTTTCAGATTTCAAAACGTCCTCTTCTCGCTTTTTGGCGGCAACCTTGCCTTTACGCGCAAAATCGCGTTCTTCTCTTTCCTGTTTTAATGCGGCCTCACGACCAGCCGAATTTTTTTTGTCAATATCCTTCTGCTTTGCAAGGATATTTTGCTTGCGCGCTTTTTTATGTTCTGGATAGCTTTCTACGATTTTAGACATTATATTTTCCTTCGTTAAGATTAACTTAAATTTCTAAGTGTTATCAGTATTCTGCGCTACTGCGGCATCTTTGGCAACCCCACCCAATTGTTGCATCATCTGCGCTTGCTGTTGCGCCTCCTGTGCTTCGCGCTCTTTATCGACTGCGGCCATCACATCAGCTTCTTTCTTCCACATGCGCGAATCAGCTCCTTTAATTTCTGTCAAGCGGTTCAACGTCCAATCAGCATCTACGCGATGTCTAATTGTATCGTCAAAATTAGCCATCTGCGCAGCTATTTCAAGCATTTCCACCATTCCTTGACCTTCTTCAGCCATCATATCGCGCGCGGCTGGTGTCAGATATTCTATTTTATAAATATCCTCGTCGGCTTCCATGGCTTTTAGTAATTTTTCAGGAAGATACTTAACTTTTTCTCCGTTTGCTTCTTTCGCTTGAGCAATTGGATCACCGGGAACATAGCCAAATTTATTGCGGCGCAAGCAAATATTGAACGATGTATTGATGATAACGTCGAATTTTTCAAGCAGGATGCGACTTACAATTGATCTAAGCGTTGACTGTCTTATTGCATTACGCAAAAATGCTTCGCCTTTAGTCATTTGGACATCGTTATTCAAATTAATTAATCGGTCGATCATAAAATGATTACTGATGTTGTTTTCAAGGTTTTCTATAACTTGCGGCGCGTTACGTATCTCTTGAATATCAAATAATTTTCCAGTAGGAGCAACGCCGGGAGACGCTTTGTCAATGCGCAAAATATTAGTTGCGCCAGCAGATGTGTCGATATAGCTATTCCCAGCCACAGCGTCATTAATTTGATACATAGGTGGATCAAGGTTCTTTTCCATGGCCAGCATGAAATCTTCCATTACCTGATTTAACATCATAATGGATGGCAGCGCATTCATTCCACGGCCACGGCCATATCTTTCGTTGATGCGTTTAGCGAGGCGCGCACAGGCTAGAGGTAGTTCCTGATATCCAGATTCCAAAAGTATCTTTTTACTTTCGACTTCAATATGCACGGATTTATATGGCATGTCCTTAGCAGCTATAGAATTTTCCTTGCGTTCTTTTTCAGGACGTTCGGCTATAACATGTAAAACTTGGATCTTTTCATCCATTTTACCATCTTGAAACAGTTTGCGCACTTTCGCTGAAACGTTGTCTATTTTGTATTTCTCGATTAGTTGCGACACACTGTATTCACGACGGCGATTGAATTCGCTTGCACGGCCAGCGGCATTCTCTGCAAGGCTGAACTGCTGAATTGACCAAGGTTCGAAGCTTAAACATCCAAGTTGTGGATTGTCGCGATTGCGTTCCTCTGTGAATACGCCGTCAGTTCCTAAAGTTATTAAGTCCAGCATACTTTCATCTAGCGCAACGGACATACCAGCCTCTTGATCGTCCATTTCATCTTGAAGGATTTCTGTAGTTTCCTTCCAAAATGTAGCCATTTCTTTATCTTTATCGAAAACTTTTTTATTTCCTGCCAACGTATATGACTTAACTCCTGAAGACCAAATATAACCTAGGAATGCACTTGATGAAGTTTCAGCCATATGAACAGGAGCGTCAGACCAGAGCAATGAATTTATAAAAGCACCGGGACTACGTGATGTTTGGAAATCAGCGCGCCGCTGGTGGATATATTCTGAAACAAGCTGCCATTGCGGAAGCCACATATTACGCTCTGTAGCAAGCTGGCTTTCGCGCTCAAGGTATTCTTTAACTGTTTTTGCCATGTTATAGCCCCAATAATGATTTTGATGTGACGGTTTCGTTATCGTTTGCAAGTGGGGTGAAAGCTGTGCTTCTTTCACCAGCATTAGATCTTAAAAGTTGTTGTCGTTTTTCTTTTTCGCCTTGTTTTTTCTTAACTGCCGGATCTTCAATTGCGGTTTGCTCTGGAGCAGCTGGCGCGGCTGGCGATGCTTGCCTTCCTCCAGCAACGACAGAACTAAACAAGCCCATCCCACCCATAATTATACCGGCAGTTATTGGATCAATTCCCATGATTATAATCCTAACAATGTTTTAGTGGTTACGTTTGGAGAGCCGCCGCCAATTGACTGCGCGCCAGAAGATCCAGCATTCGCTAGAATAGCGGATTGCTTGCTCTTTTTTTCTTTTTTGATAGCTTTTTGTGATGGCGTATCTTCAACAACTGGAGCGGAAAAGATCGGTTGCGCTTTTGGCTTACTTCCTAGAAACCCCATATCCTGCTTCCCTTCTTCTTTGCATCGTGGTTGAACCTGAACCAGACCGTGTTCTTGTCGGTGCTGTAGTGTCTATTATATCTAAAAGTTGAGGATAAGCAAATTGCAAGACAAAGTTAGTTCCAAAGTCGGGACTTGGTAGATCACGAGACTTCAAATCTTTAACAGATTCCAACTGTATTTTTTGATTAGCAGTCATAAAGTATTCAATATTTATCAAATCTTCTCGAAGACGTGGCTCATCAGGTAATTCAAATCCAGCTTCTAGTGCGCGCGCACCTCTGCACCACATTTCAGCTCTTACATTGATGTATTTATCAGGCTCTTGCGCCTTTGATCCAGAGTTCACACCTGTAGTTGGCATGCCCCAAGCCTTCAATATATCAGTTACCCCACCACCGACACCAATATCATCAATAAAACATCGAACTTTAATATGTGCTGGCGTACGCATACGGTGAAAACGATAACTTTCAGCCACCATAGTCGCGACCTCTACGACATTTTTGCCTGAATAGGATTCTAATTCATGACATTTCGCGCCTTGATATGCTCCAATCGTGGATAAGTCGTCACCAAAACGCGCAACATCACAGCATATCGATATAGGAAACATCTCAAAACCAATGCACTTGAATTCTGTCATACAGTGATGAACAGCAGCTTCTGCAATCAATTGGTTTGATGCTTGACGTGGGAACTTACCAAGCACACGAACGCGCACAAAATCGCTATCAATGCCATAATCATCTACCCATTGCTGTATTTTGTTCTTGTTAGTCTTACGCGCCGTCCTCGCATCGATCGATCTTGTAATCCACCGATGGCGAAACTTACCAAAGCAAGCGCGGAAGCGGCCAGTATTACGTGTTGGATTACCAAATACCACCCAAAGACAACGACCTGATGTCATTGCGCCCTCTGAAACGTCGTAAATAGCATCATCAATCGCAGAACCTTCATCAAATTTGTATAAAACTGCCTCTGCATGAGTACCAGCAAAGCTTTCAGTCGTATGCTTTGACCACGGGATGGCGTTTGAACACCATGTTTCAGGACGTTCTTTCAAGTAAAATTTAGTTGCTGTCCATTCAAATAAATGTTGATGAACCATCATTTTGTGCCACTTTGACAGCTCACGCCAAGTCTTAGTGGTTAGTTGATTTAAGGTGTTGGCGGTGGTGACAACTTGCGGGTCTACGTTGGTAGACATCCACCATAAATCTATCCAAGCCATGAAGGCAGTTTTGCCAATACCATGGCCAGACGCCACGGCTATTTGAATGGGGATACGCTCTTCTTCTGGCAGGAGATTATTTGCCTCAAAGGCTTTTCCGATATCTTTCATGACGGCTATTTGCCAGCGATCAGGGTATTCATTTTCAAGCTGCGTTCCTTTTTCACCCCAAGGAAAAGCCCAAAGCACAAAACCAAGCGGATCATTTTTGAACTTGGCCATTAATTGCGGGAGATCAGTCGTCACGATCTGGGTCATAGTCCGTGTCTCCCTCCGCTTCAATGCTTTCTTCAACTATTGTTCCATGAATATTTGTAAATACTGGCGGATAGGATGCATCAGCAATAGGCATATCGGGGCTAATCCGCTCTATCGTTTCAAGGATAATCATTTTCTTTTCTACCCTAGTATTACCAGCGGCAACCGCAGCGGCAAGATCATCGCCAAACTTGGTTTCATGGGAGCTGTTTATCTGAATGCTCGGCATAGCCATATGCATAAACTTAGCGGCCGTCTTCGCGCAGTCGATACGATAATTTAAGCCAATACCCTTGGCTCTCATCATGTTGCGCTTCTTTTTCTGGCTATAAAGACGATCGACATCTTCATTCATCACGGCCACCAAAAATTCAAGCGGGTTCATGTTTGACGTTGGAGAAAAGCCCATGTCCCGCATTTGCTGTGCTGGACTGGTTATCCCGCCGGGCTTTCCTCGGCGAGTAATGGGCGGATTATCCGAGTGTTGTGCGGGGATTGTCAGATCATAATCTGCAATCAGTTTCGGAGGCTTTGGCTTTCCCGCTTCATGCGGTTCATCCATTTAAACATCCACATATTTATCAGAATAAGGAAGCTGCCCATCGCTTGAATATTGCGTGTTGTCCATCAATCCTTGTGGAGCATGGCCATTTGCAAGATTGCTTGCTTCGGCGTTCCGCTGCTCAACAGCACGATCGTAGTTTCGTTTCAAACGCTCATTGTCGCGAATGCCTTTTTCCGACATAAAATCACGCGTACGACGCTTATGCTTCAATGGTTCAGGCTTATGCTCCTCATCAAAATAGAACGTGCGAACTCGAATACCTTTCAAATCCTTGCGGATATAGCGGTTTGATGCAAGTTTTAAATCGCCTTTATTGAATGTTGCTGGCACTTCGACTATAGCTTCATAATCGGATTCCACAACCTCTTTGCGGTGTTCACCGCGCTTGGTGTATTTGCCGTAAACTTTAACTTTAACGACTGATACAGGGGAGTTCAGTTCTGTTTCTGTTTTATGGTATCGTGGGATTGATGCAAAATGTGGGGATTGATTTCCTTGGTTCATCTTCGCCTACTTTCTTTCTTCGGTTACTGCGCGGAATTGCGCTTTTAGTGCCTAGTGGTCGACATTAAATGCTGGTGAACAGCGTTCTTTGTCGTCAAGTCAGTCGCCATATTGATAGAACCTCCATCAATAACGTCATTTTTGGCCTCTGATGTATCGGCCACAAGTATATCTTTAGGACGATAAGATTGTAAAGCCTTCAAATGTTCGGAGTAAAGCATAGAGCTGAAATTAATATTTTTGTAAACAAGACCAGGTGAAACGACATATTCTCCAAATTCCAAAGCAGCTAAATCAAGATAGGATTCGCCACTAACTTCATCGACGACGCGCGGAGCTGGCTTTACAAACTTAACGCATTGTGGACGATTTCCCTTGCCGCAATCTAACGTTAAATATTTATATATAGGAACTATTAGCATATCATATTGCAAATCGCCGATTTTATCAATTTTAGCTACAACGCCGCGTGCGGAATAGCTTTGGTCGTCTCTCAATCCTGTTTCAATGTCCATATTTCTAACCTATATTTAAATAATTAATTTACCGCCGTTTTGACGAGTTTCGTACGCAATGCCGCAATCAGCAATCGTGTTATTCTCGATAAGACCAGTAAACGGCACATCGTAGAAGATACCTTTATCACAATTATCTATCTTGTTATCATGTATATTAATATCAATTATATCTTTCAAATTAGCAGGATCAGCAACAGACATTATAATCCCTCGTTTTGCGTTGCTAATAATATTATCTCTAATAGTAATATCATCTGCGCCTTCTGTACCAGAAATTCCAATTCCATAACCGTATTGAATTGCTTTATCAGTCGCTAATATTTCATTATCGTAAACCTCAATCCCAGTACCACCAACACCTATTGAGAAATATCTACCTGTTAGAGTGTTGTTGCGGATGATTGCTCCAACGCCGTTAGCGTCTTTCTTTATACCAACCATCACAATATTACCTTTGTACGCGGTAGAGTCCTCTGCAAACGCACATATATTATGCTCGATAATAATGTTTGAACTCATGTACCCTTTGTGTTCATGCGTGATCTGAATATGATCTGCTCCACCACCATTTATATTTCCAAGATTATTGTGCGCAATATACACATCATGAACTCCGAGCATATAAAAAACATCACCGTAAGTATTTTTACTTGTGCATTGTTGGATATTTATGCCTGTTCCACCTCTAAATGTCGTACCCTGCCCCTGTTGACTAAGATTATCTTGGAAGTTGCAGCGAAGAATTCTAATATTATTAGAGCCTCCAAAATATAAGTGCCTTTTACTACCTCTAAAATCCAAGTCTTCTATAGAGATATTGTTGACTTTATTATTTTCAGTAACTCCGTCATGCCCTTGATGCATAACAGGTTTAGGAGCTTTAGCGTTCCCAAACGCACCCCAATGTGTTCCTGTCAAAAATTTATTTGGTACAGTGAATGTACCACCACGTTTGAACTCTACGTTCCTGTGAGCTGTTATGTCGGCTGGTACATCTGCCTGTGTCTCAATGCGTAATAATGCCGCAGTGCTTCTGCTAGAATAACCTAATTCAGATAGTTTAGTCATGTTATTTATCCTTTTCTACGTTTTTTATAATACTTAATCCAAACCCATGGAAGGTTAACTGCGATAAAAACTGGTATAACTAACCACCAAAAACCGAGCTTAATTATACCGTTTACAAGAGCGCAATCAGAGCAAAGCTTGCATCTTCCCATCATATAATCTTTATCGTGTTCATTACACAAATCACCAAACTTATTTTCAAACCAATCCCTGAACCATGGTATATTTGGCATTGTGCAATAACGTTTAGCCATAGTCAGTAGCTGTCCAGTCAGCAGGTGTATCCTTCTCAACAAACACAAAGCCAGCATCTTCTAACATTTGTGTTGCGTTCGGAAACTTCGGATCAGTACTTAACGAGGTGAAATAGAATGTACCATCTGGTGAGGTTTTAACATCATCCCATTTAGTTGTTTCTTGAGCGGTAAGATCATCCACGCCGTTTCTCTTACCTACAACACCTGTATCGTTAACTGTAAAACCCGCTTCCTGCCAGTAACCCTTTGCCATTCCATGAACAGCATCAAGACAAGCTTGCGCCATTTCAGTAGTTGTAAATTCGTATATTAGCATTTTATATTCCCCATTTGTTTGAAAGGTGATTGTGTATCCCATGAAACTCTGCATCACTAAGCACAGTATCAGAGGCGATTATTTCTAGAAATTCACCTGTATATTTATAAGAATTGAACGCACCTAATAAATCTGCCGAAATTAGTCCATCCATTTTGATCATCCAGATGTTTTTACCTTTATTCTGCGCGTCTGTCCTACCGAGATCAATGTTAGAGCCATGGACAAAACCCTCTCCATTAACTGACACTGACCCTAATCTTCCTACAGAACCATCTATGGAGATGTCGTATGATGTATCGACATCGTTTGTACGAATAAAAGTATAGTCACCTCCGTAACCACACATAGCAGCAGCAACAACGGCAGTCCCTACCTCTGCATTATTAGTAACAAAGATAATACTTCTAAAATCAACTTTAGGACTTAAACTTAAGAAGTCCTCATCAAATTCAAGAACATTCAAACCGTTAACAGTACTTACGCCTGTAGTTGGTTGATACGCCCCTGTGCCTTGCGTTGCGTGGTTGCCATTGCCTGATTTATCATCCCATTGGGATACCGAACCAGATGCTTCGGTAATAGTGGCTGCGTCAGATGCATCAAGCCATAAGTTTAACCCTGTAAGTCCGCTTGGCGGTATAACGTGATTAACCCACGTTAAACCCCACTTGGTGGCAAGGTACGATCCTATACTATCCATTTCGGATGGTGTTAAAGCCCGCTCATAAATTATTAATTCCAGCAAATCAAATGTAGAAAAATCAACCATTGATGTACGTTTTAATGCGCCAACGTTGAATGTATTCAATGTTGTCACACCACCACGAGTATATGTTACAGGGGATTCAGGTGTGATACCGCCATTTTGATAGCAGTTTAATTCTACACCACTGTCATGTGTAGTTAGTATGTTCCTGGTAGAGCCATCGTAGAACGTGCCACCAAGAGGGATAATATTAATGTTTGAAGCGTTATCACGATTTAAGAACCGCGTTCCAGAGACGCTACTACCGTCATATGATACAGGCACAAAGAAGGGGGTGTTACTTGCTGTTCTGCCCTCTGTGACCTGTGCACCAGCTGTGACCATGTTTTCAGCAACCATGAAAACGGTGCATTCTCCAGCGGCTTGCATAAAGGGGGTGCTATTTCCTAGATAATCATTACCGTCAAACGACACACTTTTTGCTGCGGTATAAGTCGGCTGATTAGCCCCTGCGGCTTGTGAGATATGTCTACCGTTGCCTGATTTATCATCTAGCTGTGATATAGACCCAGCAGCTTCTGCTACTGTGCTTTCATCCTTCGGGTCATACCACGCGCCTACATTAGCGATATCAAGGGGGGAGAAAGTGGCTACGCGTACAAGTGGCCTTGACAAATCTCTTAACAGAGGTCGAGACAATGCTCTTGAATTCATTATACATGCTCCGTCAATTTCTGATTAAGTCTGTTATCAATTTTAACTATGCTATCGCCAGCTGCTCCGTCAACTGTACGTCGGGCGCGCCAGATTTTAGAAAGATATAAATCGGCCGGAGTTTCTGAACCTGTCCAAGTATGGATAATTTCAAAACTATCGGCACTTTCAGCTTTTCCTTCAATGACAACAGTGTCGCCAGATGCGAGTGAAATAGAAAAACGTGACGGATTGTCTTTTTTGAGGACACCAGCACTATATCTTTGAGTGCTGCCTGTTTCTGCTACCGTTGTATCAAGTATTGTTATGACTGGACTTGGCATATGAAAATCCCCCTAAATTAAAAACTGTGTTTATCGTATCACAGCAGTAGGAGATTTGACAACCCTCACGGAGATATCGTGGCAAGCCAGCATTAATTTTGCCTTCAATTTGAATATGGGAGTGCTTACGCCCTTAAAGTCTTCGGTTATATACTTGTAGAAATGACCGTTTTCAGTTTCAACACTGTAAGTGAAATCAGCGATGTATCGACAAATAAGCTGGTCGTTCACCTCAAGATCAAAAGACACTTGCGTTCGAAGGTTGCTTATTTCTCCCTGATCCTGCGCGTATTTGAGGAATATATAGCGATCGCGCTCGCCTATGCTGTCAAACATGATGCGCATGTATTCCACGCGCTTGTTTCCGTACTTGGATTTGCGCGCTTTTTTGATGTTTTTATTCGCCGTGGGTATAAATACAGTCATCTCATTATTTATTCCTCTCCAACGATGCGAGATATCATGTTTCCTACCCAATCGCTCTCTACATAATCGGCGCTATCTAAATATCCTGCTTGCATAAGCGCGTCTGCAACAGCCGATTGTATTTGCTTTGTTTTTAGGATTATTTTATCTTTTTCTTCAAAGGTGAAGTCTCCCTTTGGTAGGTTAACTCTTGTTTTATTCATCCTTTTTCTCCATTAGTTATATTATACAAGCTTCTTCTCTATCTGTCATTTTCCGTGTTCCTTTTCCGTATCTTTATCGCCGCGTTCAAACGCTTCGTAGTATTCTGTTTTAAGCGGAACGAATAAATTCTTCTGATCTATCGTCATTTTGGTTCTTCTTTCTGTTTAGGTTGTGGTCTAATTACTATTTTCTATAATTCAGTCGTTCGGGATTTCCTAATAACTTAGTTCCATTTACTACCGCCAGAAACCCCTGAAACATTTGGGTCTAGCCTAGGAGATAATTCATTCTTTTCGTATAAATATCCCTTATATGATTGCCAGCAGCTTTTCACTCTTTGCTTGTATTCACTGAACTGCATAACTCTGTTCTGGTCGTCGATACTTTCCTTTTTATCCTCCCTGATAACATTGATAATGTTTGAAGGCGTTGGCATACTGTCATTCGATCTTCTCCATAATTTAAACGCTATAATAATTTGCTCTTCGGTATATGGCTGTAAATCTTCAATAAAAGCTCGTGTGATACTTGCAAGTGCTGTTGTGTCTTTTCCGTATCTATTCAGGATATCAAAACTTTGTGAAATATTCATGCTGATTACACTATTCTTTTTGATTGTACTCTTCGGCAATTGCTTGGCAGATTTCATCTGATGATTTCTTTTTTGATCTTCCATAGTTTTTTCCTTGTCTATATCTATTATTAGTAGGTGTGGGTGTGGGTGTGGGTGCATATGCCTTGGATTCGTTTTGCACTATGCTTTGCATGGTCTCTTTTTGTTTATTATCAGTGTCTTGACCTTTTCCCCATCGTTTATTTGCTGCGGCACTGCGTTTTTCTCTAATTCCTTGCACATATACGTATTCTTTGCGCAAACGCTTTTGTATCCAATACTTTGAGCCATCTTCTGTAATAATCTTGCAGAACTCTTGCATTATCGGGTGTATATGCTCGGCATATGCAAGTGCATCACAATTTATCCTTTTAGAAATCCAGTTCGGATCATTTGGAACTCGACAATTAGGCGTGCGCCACATCAAAATAAGAATGCGCATGTAGCGTCCAAATTCTGTATCGGTTAAATGATAGCAATCGGCGACAACTGCGTCAGTAAATAGGGGTAAAGCTGGAAATTCGGCCATATTTAACCCTCCGCATTTACGGCTTCACAAGCTGCTTTTGCTGTTTGTAGTGCGTGAACTACACTATTTGATAAATTTCTATGCTCTTCCTCGCCTTTACTCTTTAACCATTCATGAAGATCAGTCGGGCAATGAAAGCCTATATATTTCTTGGGATTTTCTGTTTGATTTGACATTAATTTGTCTCCTTTCAGTATCAGAATTACACAAAGGAGATTTTAAGGCAACAAAAAAGATAAAAAAAGATTTGACATCCAACTCATGTTGTTTTACTGTTGTTACATAGAGTTAATAAAGGAAGCAATAATGTTAAATAAAAACTACCCATACAAACCACAAAGATCGTTTTATGACTTCACTAATATGACGGATGCGCAGATTGAGCGTGAAATTGAAGTACAGCGAGCAGAATTTGGGCGTATTATCTCAAATGTGGTGAAATTCCCAACAAAAGGAGAATAAATCATGTCTATAGAATCATGCAGATGCGGCGCAGCGGTCGATACAGATGAAGACGAGCTTGCGTATATAGTAACGTTGGAAAATTACGAGGAAATAAAACTTGATTATTGTCTTTGTGAATATTGTCGCGATGAGTTCGTGTCGTTAATGGAAGTTAAAGAAAAAACAGATCAATTTGTTCAGGACATCTTTGACCATGTTAGTAGCGTTGGTCGCGTGGACTTTTTAGCTGATCTTTATGAGTTCCGCAGAAATATTGAAGATAAAATCAATCCAAAGAAAGGGGAATAGTCATGTCAGAGCAAAAATATCTTTATTCAATTTATGAGATTTCAGAAGTTAAGCCAGGCGCAGAGTCAGGGCTAGGAGATTGTATTTGTGAAGAATACAATAGAGATGAGGTTATCAAAAAAGCCGTTGATTACTTCGAGCAAAATTCTGTCGATAACATGGAATTTGGCGAAGGCGCGCTGGACGTTAAGCTTATTATTCACGACGAAAAAACTGAAAACGAAACGATCGAAGATTTAACGATCGAATGGCTTGCCGAAGACGACGGATATGACGGCGGTGCTTTCGATTGCAACACATCAAGAGGGGTTAAATAAATGTTTAACCAAATATACAAAACAAACGCGATGATCGCTGACAGCTTAAAGGCGCATCACGCAGCCATCAAATGGAATTCTTACCTAAGTATGCTTTATGTCTGCGCAGCCGTTGCAATCGGGGGGGTGGTTCTATGACAACATGCACACGATGTGAAAACACAGGTTTTTTAAATCTTCACCAAATGAACAACGAAGATTTAAGGCAAATGGATATTGCTAAAGACCCGCAAGAATTTGTTTTAGGGTGGATAAAAAGGAACTCTGGTCATGACATCCAGGTGTGCGATTGCTGCGGCGATGGCGAAGGATGGTATGGAGTCCAAGGGGAACATTACAAAGGCGAATGCCAAAGCGTCTATGATTACAACGGCGGACTTTGCGAGTGTCACTAATGAAAAGTAAAATGCCACCAAAGGGCGCAGGGAGATCGGATATTTTCTATACTCCTGAATCGGCCATACTCCCAGTTATTGAGTACATCCCTAAAGGATTCAAGATATGGGAATGTGCGCAGGGCGAAGGGTATATGGTTGATGTTTTTAGAAGCCATGGATTTGATTGTATAGGTACGGATGAAACAGAAGGATTTGATTTTTTAGACACTTTTTCTTCTGCGCTAGTAGGTGATTTTGATTGCATCATAACTAACCCACCTTACAGCATCAAAGATAAGTTTTTAGAGCGTTGCTACGATATAGGAAAGCCATTTGCTCTTTTGATGCCAATTACAGCACTAGGAGAGCAGGCGAGGGTGAAAATGTATAAAGATCATGGAATAGAGATACTGCTTCTACCTAAACGAGTTGATTTTATAACGCCATCAGGCGAGGGGCAAGGCGCTTGGTTTTATTGTGCTTGGTTTTGCTGGAAATTACTCCCTGAACAAATTAATTTTGCCGATTGACATTGTTTCAATGTTGCTTTAACGTTGTTTTTATAAACCCAAAAGGAGACTATGACTACCAATACCGAAGAAAACAAAGAGCTTATTGTAATCAACAACGATTTCAAACCTATTGAAGTTTTCAGTGCCGCAAAAGGGCTTGATCCAATTATCGAACAGATCCGCCAAAAGGTTAAATCAGAGATTTTCGATGTAACAACCGAGGCCGGACGTAAAAGAATGGGTTCTGTCGCTCGTCAAATTGGCTCGTCAAAATGTAAGCTGGAAAAAATGGCGAAAGAATTAACAGAAGACTGGCGCACAGAAACAATATCCGCAACGTAAAAATTAACTATTAACCAACTGAAAAGGAAAAAACTATGGAAAATACACCATCAAATACAGGCGAAAAACAGGAAGTTTTTATCCCTCCTGAACCAGAAACACCAACGCAGCAAGTCGTTGTTGTTGGCACAGCCGAACAGCAGATGATACAAAGCATCGCGACAATGGTTTCAGACCCAGCGTGTGACGTAGATAAGATGGGAAGAATGCTGAATATCCAAATAACTATGATGGATAGGCAAGCCAAGATGGACTTCGATCAAGCCCTAGCACGTGTTCAAGCTGATATGCCACGCATCACAGAAAAGGGAGCCATCAAAAACAAAGCTGGTTTCGTAACTGCGACGTACTTGAAATATGAAGACATTGACCGAGAGATACGCCCACGCTTGCAGAAGGAAGGTTTTTCGCTCATGCACACCCGATCAGAGGTGAACAACAAAATGGTTGTCAAGACGACCTTAAAGCACAAGGCTGGACATGAAGAAGCTGTCGAAATGCCACTTCCTTATGATGCGCCAAACGCCATGAAGAACGCAGTGCAAGCTGCCGTTTCTACATTCTCATACGGAAAGCGCGTCAATGTCTGTTCTCTTCTTAATATTGTGGCACAGGGCGAAGATGATGATGGCCAGATGGCAGAGGCAAATCCAATCACAGATGAACAGGCAGCCGAAATAAAACAAAGCCTTCAACGCCTGTTTGAAGCTGGAAAGAACGTCGATACCCGCAAGTTCTTGAACTATATCGGAGCTGATACCGTTGACGAAATCCCCGCATCAAAATTTGAAGATGCTATTGCACTTTTGAAGCGCAAAGAAGGCGAAGGTGAAGCATGATTGTAAAGATGGGTCAGGAAAAATCTATGATTATCGATGATTGCGATTATCATTTAATAAAAGATCATACATGGTCTTATGATGGGAGATACGCGAGATCAACACGTCGTACTAAACGAAAATATGCGCATCGATTGATAATGAAAGCAAATAAAGGGCAGATGATAGATCATATAAATGGCGATAAGCTGGACAATCGAAGGGAGAACTTACGCTTTTGCAGCCGACACCAGAATGCAGCAAACATGCAGAAAATGCGCGGCGGTTCAAGTAAATTTAAAGGAGTTTCTTTTGATAAAACTACACAAAATTGGCGCGCAAAAATAGGATTTCATGGTAAAAGTTTATGCGCCGGCAGACATGAAACACAAACAAAAGCTGCCTTAGCTTACAACAAAAAGGCTTTAGAATTATTTGGTAAATTTGCACATTTAAACGAGGTAAAAAACGATGACTTTACATTTTAATATTATACAGAACACTTCATCTTGGATGGATGCGCGGGGAGGACTCGCCACCTCGTCGGCCTTTGGGAGAATTATTACGCCATCGGGAAATAAAAGCACCCAGATGGACGACTATGCAACGCAAGTCGCTCTAGAATTGGTTCTTGGAAGGTCAATTGATCGAGATATAAGCAATATGTATCAAATACAATGGGGGAATGAATACGAGGGGAAGGCGGCGGATTTGTATCAATTCGAAACTGGATACGATCTTGAACATGGCGGGTTTTTCTGTGATGACCACTTCAAGCGCGGTGCGTCTCCTGATGCTATTGTGATAGAGAACGGCGAACAGATAGGGTTAGTTGAGATTAAATGCCCTGAAAATCCAATAAAACACGGCGGATTCATGTTCAAGAGAACGATCAACAAAACATACAAACCGCAGCTATTCGGACAAATGATTATCACGGGCTTTGAATGGGTGGACTATTTTTCTTTCTATCCAGAGCTTCCACACGTGAAGATCCGCACAAGAAAGGAATCTGACATGGAGTTCTATCGTAAACTTGAGAGTTTACTTGATGAATTTGCGGATTTGGTTCAAGAAAAGCTCGAATCTATGGTGAGATGCGGACATATCAATGAAGTGCCTGTTAAATTTATTGAGCCTACAAAAGAAACCATCAAACCAGACGTTCCAAACGACGTTCTAATGGGTGGGTAACATGGATTATTATTTCAACCCAGCCACAGAAAAACATTTCCCCGATATGATGATCGGGTGGCCGCAATATCACAACGACAACCAAAAGGAAAATAAACAAATGCCCGACAAAAAGAAAAATAAGACGTGGGAGGACGCCATACAAGCAGCCGTAGAACATCATCAAGATATCATCAAAGACATGGTCAACATAATTAAACAGCAATCGGAAATTATCGAAATCCATGCCTCAAAAATTAGAACCCTAGAAGAATTTCAGGCGGTGGAAAATGTCACAAACTAACCACACAAGGACGCAAGAACTTTCTTCGATGGCATTATTTGGCTTAGAAACAAAACTTCGCAAGTACCTCACGGAGAAATTTCAAGCAGAAATAAATAAAAAGGTCGATGAATTAGTCGGGCAATTTATGTCTGAATTCTCCGTGAATGCAGAAAGCGCACTAGATGTCTATAAAAACGAAACAATAGTCGTCGTAAAAACATTTTTTAACAATGAGGAGCAATCGAAAGATGGAAAACACACAGAATAAAATGGAAGTTATCTACAACAAGAGACCGCCGAACTTTGATGTAATTGTCAAAGCCTTTCCAATGGCTGCGAACGATGGAGTGGTCTTTGCTTATGGTGACGAAATTTACGTTCCTAGCGGTAAAGAATTAACCCACCACTTAAAAGTTCATGAAGCCACACACGGCATCCGCCAAAAAGAATTTGGGCTTGATGAATGGTGGCAACGCTACATAGAAGACGAAGCCTTTCGATATTATGAAGAGCTTGTCGCGCACTTTTCTGAATATATGTCGATGATCTCTGAAAACGATGTTCGCCCATATCGCAGGAAATGCATGGGTTTTATAGCCCAGAAGCTCGCACACCCTCTATATGGGTGCAAAGGCGGGGCTGCAAAAGCTAAGCGGGATCTAAAAAGCATGGAACGTGAATATCGTGAAGGCAAAGGAACTTCTGAAACTGGCGCACAAGGAAAAAGTTGTGGATAACAAAATAATATATTTAACGCAAGGCTTCGTCGCTATAGTGAGCGCAGCCGATCACGAAAAAATAAAAATATATATGTGGCATGTTCACAGGTCAGGGGGTAAAGGAAAGAAGCTCGGCAATCCTTACGCCAGAACAACAATCAGCGGAAAAAAGGTATATATGCATAGGCTTATTGCATCACCAGAAGATAATCTTCAAGTTGATCACCGTAACGGACAAACCCTTGATGATCGCCGCGTTAACATTGAGCCAGTAGATAATAAAACCAACCAGCGCAGAAAAATAAAATATACAGGAGTTAGGACAAAAAAAGAAAAAACTACCTTGACTTTAGACTTGTTTTAAGCAACATTTAAACCACCACAAAGCAACCACTAACCAACAAAAGGACTAAGACTATGAATAAAGAAAACCAAGAGCCGCAAAATTATGAAGTTGAATCTGGTGTGACGGATATAACTGAAACAGTTTCCAGCGTAGCGCAAGAAACAATGGTTGGAGATCTGCGCGATGTTTGCTTACAGATAATTCGCAACCCATCACTAACAGGCAAGGCATGGAAGGATATGAGCGAAGCACAACAGCGCGACGTAGCACAACAAATCACCGATCGCGTGTCGGATGCAGTCATAAAATCTGTTCGGATAATCGCAGCTAACGGCCAACGTCAAATTATCGGAACACTTGAGCAGGTAACCAATAAAGACGGCATGAAGTCTGTTATCAAGACAAGCGCACATGATGAGCTTCGCCACGAATTAAATGATGCTGTTGGAAGCTGTGTGGCAATCGTTTTAACTGGCGCGGAAGAATACATAGGCGTTGGTGAAAAAGTTAAGATCGATAAGGATCAGCCAGAGCTTATCGAAGACCTAGAAACAACGGAGGACGAAGCACATGACCCAGAAACAGGCGAGATCGAAGACCCTGAAATCGAAGCACTCGATCAAGAGTCGGCGAACTACACTTAATCCTGCAAGGCTGGAACTGACGGAGGCGCAAACAGAGGTTTATAAAACCGTGCGCAGTCGTCAGGCGCTGGGTTTGACCACCACCAGCACAGATGTCACGAATGATCGTGGCTTAAAAGACCGCACTTCGACATACAGAGTTTTAAAATCTCTTATCGAGAAAGGCATAATACAAACTTACGGCGGCAAATATTACAAGCTCGCTGAACAAACTGAAAAGGAACTATGACTATGACTATGACTATTAATGAATTAACAATTGGCCAAGCAAAAGAGCTGACTGCACTTTTTGGTGGTAATCAAGCTGTCAATGATGGTTTGAATGACATGATCGGTGATAAAGTCATAATTAGGACTTATTCTGCTGGCGTTTGGTTTGGTGTTTTATCAAAAAAAGCTGGCAATGAAGTTATTCTGTCTAATGCTAGGAGATTGTGGTACTGGAAGGCTAAAAAAGAAATTAGTTTAAGCTCGGTTGCCTTATATGGAATTGATGAAAGTGATAGCCGTATAGTCGTGCCAATTGATAGCGTATGGCTTGAAGCAATAGAAATAATCCCATGCTCTGATGCTTCTATAAAATCCATAGAAGGGGCTAAAAATGAGCAAGCTAGATAAACCTGCTGGCTCTGGCTATGGCGATGGCTCTGGCTATGGCGCTGGCAATGGCTATGGCTCTGGCAATGGCTCTGGCAATGGCTATGGCTCTGGCTATGGCGATGGCTCTGGCGATGGCTCTGGCAATGGCTCTGGCTATGGCTCTGGCTATGGCGATGGCTCTGGCTATGGCGATGGCTCTGGCGATGGCTCTGGCAATGGCTCTGGCGAATAATTAAACTTTATCAAATCTAAACCTAAGAAAAAAGGAATATAATTATGACTTCACTATCAGGAAAAGTAAAATTCTTCAACCACGATAAAGGCTTCGGATTTATCACCCCAAATGATGGCAGTGGTGACGTTTTCGTCCATATCACGGCCATTCAAGATTCTCACCTCGACAGCTTGAGCGATACCGACGAAGTGACGTTTGACAAAGTTGAAGGTAAAAACGGCAAATTTCAGGCTGAAAACATCAGTATCACAAATTAACCTTATGGGGATGGTTGCATAGTTCAATGCGTGTAATTCTAAGTAGCAGGTGGAAACCCTGCCATCTCCTACAACTTAATCATAAAATAAGAAGGACTAAAAATATGCCTATTTATCTAGTAAAAACACCAAACGGCCAAAAAATGGTTAACGCACCAACCAAGGCCAGAGCTATCAACCATGTAATCAAGAATACCATCACAGCAGAGGCGTTGAGCGCCGAAACTGTAGTAGCACGCATGGAAGATGGTGAAGCCGTTGAGAAGGTCGGATATGCATCCGAAGCACCTGTTCAGCCAGAAGCTACAGAAGAGACAGGATTTTATTCCAATGAGGAATTAGATGCAGCTCATGACGAGGTTGACCACACCCGTCCGTTGGAGGATTGAAAAATGCGCTTTATATGTATGTTGGTTTTTTGTGCTTTATTATTTGGCTGGATATCAAATGTGTACCAATATACAAAGCTTGATTTTAAAAGCCCATACAAGGCCGAAGCAATTCGGACAATAGGACTAATCCCACCTATAGGCGCGGTCATTGGTTACATTAAAATTAATGACGGCATAACAGAACAAGGAGAATAAATCATGGAAAACAACAAAGAATTTCCACAGTATTATCATGTTGAAGACCTCTATGGCAATGTTTTTGCCGTTGTATGTCGTGAGCATGAAACGTTATTTACAGTTATTCAGAAACGCGATGTTCGCAAGTCGTTTATCGTTTCCAAAGTTAGTAATGAGGCCGCAGTCCGAGAGCTTGCACCAGGGCAAATGCTCGGAGCGTCAGCGCATGATTATGAAGAAGTCTTGACGAAAGAGTTTGGATTTTCTTTGTCTAATGATGTGATTTGTTATTACCCAGAACCGGAGGAAAATGCCAATGTCGAAGAAGTTTCACCAGACAGAAGCGGAGGAAGTTCGGCAGATGGAAATAAAGGAAGCGATCCAGAAATTGAACCAACTTCCAGCACTGATGACCAACAAGAAGATAGCTGCACAGATGCTAAGTCAGCCAATAGATAAATAATTTCACTGTGTAACTGCATAGAGAAGCCCCGCCGATTAAAGTGGGGCTTCTCTATATTGTGGTTTTTTCTTTGGGATATGTAGAGGCCTGTCAGTTCGCCGCCTTCTCCATCCAGGATGATGTCTATTAGGGCGCATTGCCAAATTCTTAATCATTATATTTATACCGTTTTTCTTTTCGATCGTTCCAAGTAATGCCCTCTTGTGGATCAGGCTCGTCAGGAATTGGGCGTGTTAATTTTTGCCGCTGGATTTGAGGGGTATCTTTAACTTTAAATTTTCCGAAATCCTTATGAAGACGACCACCAAAAAAGAACACGATAATTGTCCCTAGAATCCACCAGCCTTCTTGCGGCATAGCCTGTAACGCAAGGGCAGAATTTTGAAACTTTATAGGATATTCTATGCACAACCAAAAAATATAAATTGTTCCGAATGCAAAGATCGGACGCGGCAATCTGTTCAGGCCATCGATCAAACTATCAAACCAATTCCTTGAATGTCCGAATTCATTGGCAAACTGTGAATGTATGGACTGAAAAGCTGCGGCATCATTTTGATCGCGTTGTTGTTTTGATCCAAAAATTGTTTTAATTAAACCGCCTATTAGCGGAATACCTTGCAATAATAAACTCATACAAACCCCCTCGGAAGTTGAAAATGTGGATAATCTTTGAAGTTTTTCCAATGACCTCCCCATTGAATAGGTAATCCAAGCTCATTTGCTGCACGAAACATCAATGTTCCCATCATTAAGAAGCGTTCCCTGTCATTCCAATCAACTGGATATGGAATAAGATCAACAGCATGGCCATACCCACTACCTTGAATACGATGTAAACTGTTCATTGTTTGGCTTGCGCCAATATCAACAAGTTGCTCTTGATCCATCTTAGTGCGTAAACCACCAAGAGGAGGTACTGTTAAGTCCAAAATTCCGTACGAAATGGCACGTTCTGCGCACTCACAAAGCAGGGGATGAACCCCTTGCATACGATTCAATGATGTTGAGCCAAATTTATAAGCCATTATTTATTTACTTTCGCGTCCAATTTATCAAATAACTTATCTTGCTTCCGCTCAATACGTCCGAGGATTCTTTCTATATTTTTGTTCTGAATATCATTCTTCTGTTCGATGCGCCTGTCTTCTGATGCAAGCCGCTCTATGCGAGTTTCAACGCTTGAAGCCCACCAAAGGCCAGAGACGAGAATACAAACAATCGTGACCAATTGGCCGATCGTGACTTCTTTTTTTAAATGCCAACCGTTCACTCTATATTCCCCACAGTTATGTTCAACTTCCATAATAATATCACCAATCTAATTTAAAAAAACTCTGTCCATCCAGTTGTAACCACCCTGATAACGGCTGTGGCACTAGCCACTGTACGCACCCTAGAGGAGGTATCTGTCATAACACTACTATTAGCAACCCCTTGGTTTGCTGAGGCATCGTATTGTGATGCGAGCGGAGCAAGAGAAGTGCTCGCCGCTAGGTCTGTTTGTTCTGGGTCAGAAACGTACACAGCCTGACCATCTGCGTTATTTATAGTCAGTCTTGCAGCTACAGAAATTCCCAGTGGTGTTTTAACCACCCGCAGGGCTGCCGTCGTTGTTTGGGAAACAGAAATATCAAGTGTAGGGCTATTCCAATCAAAGCGATCTCCATTTTGTTGAAAACCTACAATATTAGCAGAACCATCAGTTAGTATAGAGCCAATACGCCTGTAAGCCGCAGCACCATGATCTGCCACTAAGTTAGCGGCTGTAATAGATGTGTCAAAGCCAACATCATCCACACCCGCAACCTTTATAACAAAGACATGATACCAAGTGCTATTAGCCACCGTCAATGATGATGATAATCCGCCTTGGTTTGTACCAGTAGACCATGATGCATCTATACGCTTTGTCAGCGCGCTAACCGATATCATTGAAGCATTAGCACTATCAGCGACAACGCCAGCGGTTACATCGATATCGTGAGAGGCATCAGCTGCGTTGTTTGATAGAATTACTCCAGATTTATAACCATTTAGC